GCAGTCCAGTTTCCCGACCCGACTGCTCAAGCCGGATCTGCCCCAATTTTTCGACATCCTCCAAAGATTACGAAAGGACAGACATGAACTCCATATCAGGGGATTTCGCCCAAGCGAAATCAATTCCGGTCTCGGCGCCGAAGAAATCCACAATCACGGTACGCATAGAGCCGGACGGGCGCACCAAGCGCCTTCATGGCCGCGCCGCCTGGATGATGCGGGAACTGGTCAAGGCCGGCAAGCGTGGCGTCACCACGATCGAATTGCCCGCCGGTGTGCGAGTATCCCATGCCGTGTACCTGCTGCGCCGCGAAGGCTTCATCATCTCGATGCAGCGCGAAGCCCACGGCGGCGAGTTTGCCGGAGTTCACGGCAGATTCAGGATCGAAACGCCTTGCACCATCGTCAACGATGGATCGGCGGTGGCTGCATGAGCGCGTCTGTTCCGGTCGCAACCATCAAGAAGAACAGTCGAGAGGAGATTGATATCTCCCTCGATTTCTTCAACGGCAACCGCGTGTTCAATGCGCGCGTGTTCTACGAAGCCGAAGACGGCACACGCCGCCCCGGCAAGGCAGGCCTCGCCTTCACCGTCGATAAGCTGGAGGCGTTCGCCGAAGGCGTCACCTCGGCGCTAATGGCTGCCAAGTCGAAGGGGTTTCTGAAATGAGCGCCGCCGGCGATGTAACTACCGGGTCGACGCCGGACCCGGTAGTGGAAGCCGCCAAGTGGCTGGCCACCGGTTCGGCGGATCGCACCAAGGCGCTGGTGCCTCAACTCCAAGACAAGTTCGGCCTCACTGCGTTGCAGGCCGTCCAGGCGATGCGCGAAAGCCGTCTCGTGCAGGCGAGGGCTCATTGATGGCGTTTCGCGACCCAAGAGACCACAGCCGGACGGAGCGCGGCAAAACGTTTTCGCTCGTGAAGAAACACACACTGCCACCGAATGATCAAGGCGGCTGGATGGCAGAAACCCGCGACTTTTTGGAGTCGGCCGCCTATCGCACTTTGAGCACCAACGCGCGGCGGGCTCTTGACCGGCTGAAAATTGAACACATCGGGCATGGCAGAACACACAACGGGAAGCTGATTGTGACGCACGACCAGTTCATCTCCTACGGCGTGACGGCAGAATATGTTGGCGATGCGCTCGATGAGCTGGCCTTCAAAGGCTTGCTGAAAATCACCCGCGGCAGGGCGGGTAACGGAACTGCTCACCCCAACGTCTTCCGGTTGACATTCGACGGCGATTTCGAGGGCGCCCCGGCTTCGAACGAGTGGCGGCGGTGTACGGAAGAAGATGCCAAGCGCTGGGCTGAGACGGTACGCGAGCAACGCAAACTCGGTCGGTCTGGCGTCGGTCGAAAAACTAAAACCTCGCTTCGTATTCCCGAAATCCGTCCGCTTCGTATTCCCGAAATCCGCGTTGCTGTTGGAGCGAAGTGACCCATGGCAAACCCTTCAATTGCAAGGCCTCAGCCAATTTCGGAAACCCGAAGTGCTATATATAGTTTGGACGGTAGTGTCCGCTTCGGCTGCACAACGCTAGCCCGTAGGAAGTCCCGCCAAACCAAAGGGCGGGGGCTGACGAAGGGCGGGGGAGGCTCGCATGGCGTGTGAACGACGCCCCCTTGCCCCTTGGCAGCGGGCCAAATGTCAGATTGTCCCATTCCCGGCAAAAAAACGGGTCGGAAAAATTCGGCGAACCGCTGAAGTTCTCGGCGGGCGCCATGGCAAGGGCGCCGACCACTATTGGCAACAGGTGATCACCGGCATGCGCTCTCAGATGAAAAAGTCGGGCCTGCCGGCTGCGGTCATTGAAAGCGAGCTTAAGGGCTTTGCGGATGCGGTATTCGCGATGATGTCGATCGCTCGCCCGAATGACGGGGATGCCGCATGAACATCATATCGGAACGCGATGGCCTCGAAATGACCAATGAGCATGGCGCATGGCGCCTCTACCTCGTGGAGAACGACGGGGCCTCATACACCTTGCTCGCCGACATGACCGGCCACTCGGCGGTGAACCTGCTGAGCGAATATCTCTCGCGCCTCCCAAAGTACGCGAACGACAATCTCCTAGGGAATGGCGAGGGGGGGAGGTGATGGAAGATCTGAATGACGAATTCTCGGAAAAGCAGTTGCAGCGCATGGCTGAAAAGCTGTTGGCGGGCTACCGAGCGCCGACCGCGTTGTCTGGCCTCGGTGAAAAAGAGCAACGCATGGCGGCAAAGCTGCTCGGCGCCTCGAATGCGGAACGCCTGGCGCGAACTGGTGGCAATAAGCCCTTCAAGTACCGCCGGCCCACCCACGTCATAGAATACTACATGGGGGCGTGGGGCTGGGCCGTCGACCTTATCGAGAACGGCAAGCGCCTGCCGTTCAAGTCGAACTTAGACGACGAGAAGCTGGCTCTCGTGTTGGCGGCCATAAAGCAAAAGGGCGTGCCTGTCCGTCGCTTCGAGACTGAGGGCGAGAAACAAGACCGCCACGAACGGGAACGGCGCCTGGAAACCAATCCGACCATCAAGAGCAAGCCGAAAAGCGCGCGCTTCGACGTGCTCGATGAACTGAGGGGCTTCCGCCTATGACCAAACATGTTGATGAAACGAACGTGATTAAATTCCCGCAAAGGGAGTTTGTCCGCATTTGGAAAGGCGAAGTGGTGGGAGAAGGCATCGTGTACATCATCGATAGCGTTGTTGGCGAGGAAGAGGCTGGCATCGCCTACTTCCACACGATCGAGGAGGTTAAGGCGAACCTTCCTAATCTTGTCCCCGATGGTATGCGCCTCGAATGGGACATTGATGATGAGAAAGGCAATAAATGAACCAACATGTCGATCTGCCCCGCTGGTTTATCGTGAAGACGCGACCGAGCCAGGATCTGAAGGCAGGCGAAGAAATTCTCGCACTCGGGCAGGCGGTTTACCTGCCGCAGTTCCGGAAGGAATATCGCCACCACCGGCAAAACCGCTGGATCACGCGCTACTTCCCGCTGCTGAACGGCTACCTGTTCGTTCTCAACTCCGTTCACTGGCACCGCGTTCTGAATTGCGATGCCGTCGAAAAGGTTCTGCGCTCTCAGCTTGAGGGAGGCGCGGGCGACCCGATCATGATCGACGACGCGACCGTCCAGACCATTCGCCGGGCACAAGATGCCGGGGAGTTCGATGAACTGCGGGTGCACGGCCACAACGTCACGGTCGGCGAAACGGTCAAGGTGACAGAGGGCGCGCTGATCGGCCTCAAGGGCGCGGTTCATGGCGTCGGCGAGAAAGATATCACCATGATGCTCAACATCCTGGGCCGCGAAGTGAAGACGAAGGCACCGGTTGAAATGTTGGGACGAATAGGCTAGGTTACGGCAATAGTTTGGGATTTTATCCCAACAAGGGCGAAATGTCCGCCTGCGCGAGGCCTAAGAGTTTTCGCCGGGACAATGCGGGGATCGCCCCCCGCATGAAGGGGAGGCTGTACCCCTTTGCCATCTCCATCCAGAAACATTGCGGGGCAACATGACGAGCTTTCTCGACAAGCGCCGCTCCAAGCTCTCGCCATCCGAACAGCGGGCAGCACAGGAAGAAGTCCGCCGGCAGATCGCCGTGGCGGTATCCGTCGCCAAGCGGAAGACAGAAGCAAAAGTGAAGGCAGAGGTATTGGAGCGCTCGCACATCGCCAGTGAGCCACAAGCCTGATGTCTGAGGGAAATCTGACTGCCAAGCAGGAGGCTTTTGCAGCTGCTTATGTCGAGACAGGGAACGGCTCCAAAGCCTATCGCCTGTCTCACGATGTGGGAGCGGACACCAAGCCTGAAACGGTCTGGAGCGAGGCAAGCCGCCTCCTGGCCAGCCCCAAGGTCTCCGCAAGGGTCAAAGAGCTTCAGGCCGAAGCCCGCGCATTGCTCATGGTGTCGGTGGGAACGCTCACTGATGAGCTTGAACAGGCTCGCCTCAAGGCGATGGCTGACGACAAGGGCGCCTCGGCCGCTGTCTCCGCGACCATGGGCAAGGCGAAGCTGCATGGTCTGCTGGTCGACAAGGCCGAAGTGACCGGGAAGGACGGCAAAGACCTGATGCCCGATCACTCGCCGCGCAAACTGGCCAAGGCTGTTGCGCTGATCCTGGCCAAGGGAATGAAAGAGGCCGATGGAAGCCGGTCTTGATCTTCGCCAGCTCGAAGCCATCATTGCCAAGCTGTCGCCGGAAGACCGGGCCGAACTGGTCGAGCAAGTCGAGGCCGAACTAGAGAAGCCCTTCCTGCCGAATCCTGGGCCGCAAACGGCAGCACTCGAAAGCCTGGCCGATATCCTGCTCTATGGTGGGCAGGCTGGCGGCGGCAAGTCGGCGTTGGAAGTCGGCGCCGCGGCGAACAACCACTTCTCCAGCCTGATCCTGCGCCGTGAAGCGACACAGCTAGATGGCCTGATTGAGTTCTCACGTGAGATCCTGGCCGGGCATGGCGAGTTCATCGGCGGCAATGAAAACGTCTGGCGCCTCAAGACCGGTGGCCGGCTCAAGTTCGCAGGCCTGAAGCAGCCCGACGACTGGCGCAAATATGCGGGTAATGCTCGCGATTACCTCGCTTTTGATGAGGCTGGCGAGTTCCTTCGGGAACAAGTGTTTTCGCTGATCGGCTGGCTTCGATCGACAAAGGAAGGGCAGCGTTGCCGGGTAATCCTCGGCTCCAACCCGCCGCGTGGTGGTGATGGGCTCTGGCTTATCGAAGAGTTCGCGCCGTGGCTCGATCCCAACTATCCCAACCGGGCGATGCCTGGTGAACTGCGCTGGGCCATCGTGGTCGGCGGCATCACTGAATGGGTCGCCGGTCCCGGCGTCTACGAGCGCGGCGGCGAAGACTACGAAGCGATGTCGCGGACGTTCATCCCGGCAAGCCTCGATGACAATCCGTACCTGAGAGACACAGACTACCGGGCCAAGCTGCAAAGCCTGCCCGAACCGCTCCGCTCGCAACTGCTCTATGGCGATTTCCAAGCCGGCCGTGCTGATGACGAATGGCAGCTCTTGCCCGGCGAATGGGTCAAGGCTGCTCAAGCGCGGTGGGTGCCAGACGGCTTCAAGGGCCTGAAGATGACGGCGCTGGCTGTCGACGTGGCGCAAGGTGGCGCCGACGATTCAACGATAGCGCCTCGCTACGGCACATGGTTTGCACCGCTGGTGGTGAAGCCGGGCAGGGAAACGCCGGACGGTCCAAGTATCGGCGCCATGGTCTTCGGTGTCCGTCGCGACGGTGCCGGCGTGATTGTCGATGTCGGCGGCGGCTATGGCGGTGGTGCCGTCACCTTCCTGAAGGACAACGGGGTCGCTGTCACTGGCTTTAACGCCTCCCACACGTCGACCGCCAAGTCAGTGGATGGGCAATGGTCGTTCTTCAATAAGCGCGCTGAAGCGCATTGGCGGTTCCGTGAAGCCTTGGACCCGTCGCAAGAGGGCGGATCGCCGATAGCTCTGCCTCCTGACCCTCTGCTGCTGGCCGATCTGCTCGCTATCCGCTGGAAGCCGGTCGGAACGGCCAAGGTCCAGATTGAAGAGAAAGCCGCCATCAAGGTTCGTCTTGGCCGCTCTCCGGACCGCGGCGATGCGGTCATCATGAGCTGGTCGGAAGGCACGAAACTGGCCATTCGAAAGCTAACTGACGCGGCACTTGGCGGCCGACTGCCGCAAGTCAAGGTCGGCTATGCAAAACAGAAGGTAGGCAGGCGATGACATTCGAAGATTCAATCAAGGTGCCGAAGCCGGCGAAGGGCGCACCTCGTGGCATCATCTCGGAAAAGCAGGCTGAAGAGTCGCTTGCCCTGGCTGCAAAGGCGTTCGGCGAAAGCCGCTTCGGCCTGCTGCGGTCTGAGCGTAGGGCAGGGGTTGTCTCTCTGGTCTACGGGCTCAACGGCCGGGCGCTGGACGCCAAAGCCCTGGCCTATGAGCTGAACAACTGAGGCCGGCGCTATGAACAAGAACACTGCCGGCGCCGTGCTGGTGCTGATCATCGCCGCCGCTGGCCTCGTCTATGACAAGCCGTGGGCGTGGGGTTTCGCCGCTGCAACCTGCGCGCTCGCCTTCCTCGCCGAAAAGCTGAGCGAATTGGACACGGTAGGAGCCGCCATCCTTCGCCTCGGCTTCGCCTTGCTGTCCTGGGCAACCGTCGTTGCCGCCTTCATCGCCCTCACTGCCTGAAAGGAAACAACCATGGCTGGCCTGTTCAAACCCAAAACCCCGAAGGTGGAACCAACGGCGCGGATGCCAGATGCTCAAGATCCGGCCGTCCTGGCTGAGAAGCGCAAGCAAATGGCCGAAATGCGAGCCCGTGGCGGCCGGGACTCGACCATCATGTCTGACAATCTCACCGGCTCTGTCGGCAAGCTCGGGGCGTAAGCCACATGCAGACCTCCGCCGCGGTTCAAACGATTGTCGACAACGGCAACCGGCTTTTCAGCGAGAAGACGCCGCTGCTGTCGCATTGGCAGGAATTGGCGGAGCATTTCTATTACGACCGGGCCGACTTCACCGGGCCGCTGAACATCGGCTCTGACTATGCGGCGGGCTCGTTCTCGTCTCGGGCGGCGATTTACCGTCGGGACATGGCGGACCTTTACCGGACCATGCTGCGGCCGGCTGACTTCTTCGAAGTGAAGTCGCTCGATAAAGCCCGGAACAAGGTTCCTGATGCGCGGTCCTGGCTGGAATACGCCACGGCAATGCAGCGGGCCGTCATGTACCGGAACGGTGCCGGCTTCACTCGGGCAACCGAAGCAGGGGACCACGATCACCTGACGTTCGGGCAGGCGGTGGTGGAAGTCGCGCCAACGACTGACCGGCGCAATGTGTTCTACCGCAACTGGCACCTTCGCGATGTGGTGTGGTCGGAAGACTACGCTGGCTCGGTGTCTGATGTTCACCGGAACTGCAAGCCGACGATTACCCAGCTTATGCAGCTATTCCCCGGCAAGGTGCCTGAGGCGCTCACCAAGGACGCTGAGAAAGACCCTTACAAGAAAGTCACTGCCCGGCATGTCGTGGTGCCTGCGGCCTCCTACGATACCGGCATCAAGGTTCGGGCCGAACACGAGTTCATTTCGCTGTGGGTGCTGCCCGACTGCGAAGGCGAAGTGCTGGAGAACATCGGCCGCACCTACCGCGGCTACATCATTCCTCGCGGTCCTACCGTCTCGGGCTCGCAATACGCCCGTTCGGTCTTCACCTCGATCATCTTGCCGGACAGCCGGACGCAACAGGCCATTGAACGCATTCTGCTGGAAGCCGGCGAAAAGGCGATCGATCCGCCGATGATTGCCACAATGGACGTGATCCGGTCGGATATCGGCCTCGGCGCCGGTGGCATCACCTGGCTCGATCGCGAGTATGACGAGAAGCTTGGCGAAGCTCTGCGACCGCTGCCAATGGACTATTCCGGCCTTCCCGTTGGACAGAACATGTCCGACCGCCTCGATATGACGATCCGCATGGGCTTCATGACTGACAAGGTGAACATCCCCGACACTTCGGGGATGACCGCTTTTCAAATCAGAAAAGTGGTCGAGCAACAGATGCGGGCTCATATCCCGATGTTTGAGCCGGTGGAAGTCGAATATTCCGAACCGCTCTGCTCTGAAACGTTCAAGGTCATGCGCTCGCTCGGGGCTTTCCCTGCGAATGAGATCCCCGATTCGCTGCGCGGCTCCGGTGTCGAATTTTCGTTCAAGAGCCCGATCAAGGATCTTGAGGACGAGGGCATGCAACAGAAGCTCATCGAGGGCCTTGGCGTGGTCAAGGAAGCCGCTGCGCTCGATCCGATGGTTGCCAAGCTGCCGAACGCGATGGCGATTGCGAAAGACCTCCTTCGACGCACTGGCTGGCCTGAAGAGTGGATCAACGATGAAAAGATGCTGAAGGCCGCGGCTGACCAGATGGCCGCTGAAGCTGAAGCGGCAAACGCTGCCGCGACCGTTGGCGGTGCCGCTGAAGTGGCAGGCAAGGCCGCTCCGATGGTCAAGGCAATGCAGGGCATGCAAGCCGCATGACGCAACACCAAGCGCGTGGCGGGGCTCCCAGGTCCAATCCTATGGCGCCGGCAACATATGATGACCTCGATGTCGAGGCGATCAAGGCTGTTGCCGCTGGCAATGCCTCGGAAGGGCAGCAAAAGCGGGCAATCGGCTGGATCGTCCACAAAGCGGCAATGACATACGACGAGCCCTTCGTGCCTGGGCAACCTGACGTGAGCGACCATCTGACCGGACGCATGAACGTCGGTCGCCAGATCCTCAAGCTGGTCAACACCCCTATCCATCTGCTGACGAAAACCGAAAGGAAATCTTGATGTCTGATGACACTCTTGCGGGCGCGGCTTCGGCCGAAAACCCCGCTCCGGGTGCTGCTGAAGCGGGAAAGCCTGCTCCCGCTGCTGTGACTGCCGAACCGGCGAAAGCCGCTCCTGCGGCTGCTGCTGCCACGCCTGGCCCTGCCGCGCCGGCTGCTGAGGCCGGCAAGGAACCGCCGCCGGCCGAAGAGGAAGGACCGTGGGGCAAAGACTGGCGCGACAAGCTGGCGAAGGGCGATGCCAAGCGCCTTGAACGCCTCGCACGGTTCGCTTCGCCTGAAGCGCTGCTCACTGCCCAGGAGGAAGCACAGCGCAAGATTTCAGAAGGGCTGAAGCCGAAAGGCAAGCCCGGCGAAAAGGCCACGGCCGAGGAGTGGGCAGAGTATCGCAAGTCCAACAACATTCCTGAGGCGGTCGATGATTTCGTCAAGGCCATTGTGCTGCCCGACAAGCGCACCATCGGCGACGATGACAAACCGGTGGTGGCGGCATTTGCGGAACGTGCCATCAAGAAGGGGATTGCTCCCGGCGATATGGCCGAAATGGTCGATGAATATTACGCCTTGCAGGAGGAACAGCAGTTCCAGCAGGCAACCGCCGACGCGGACTTCAAGAAGCAAGCCGAAGCTGACCTCAAGAAGGAATGGGGCGGCGACTTCACCGGCAACTTCGCTGCGATGCGGCCCTATTTCGAGAGCGTCAGCCCTGAATTGTTCGATAACCTGATGGGCGGCCGGATGGCTGACGGTCGGAAAATCGGCAATCACCCCGACGCTCTCCGGTTCTTCGCCGCGAAGGCGGTTGCCGAAAACCCGATGGCAACGATTGTTCCGGCCGGCGGATCTTCCGCTGAAAGCCTTCACGCAGAAATCGCCACGATGGAAAAGCGGATGAAAACAGACCGCGCCGCATGGCACAAAGACACGGCAGCACAAGAGCGCTACCGCAAACTGATCACGGCCCGCGACAAGCTCAAGGCCTGATATCCCGCCTGAAGACGGCCAACCCGCCTCGCGGCTCCGTCAATCGCGGCTCTACCCAAACCAGCACGTAATCAGCGCCGAAGGGCGGTCTAGCGGCTCCGGTTAACCCCGGACAACCCGCGACCCTGGCCTGCGGACAACCTGCCTACGGCTCCCGATCCCTCGATAGAAGGAATCTGGACCATGGCCGACACGGCATTCCAGAAACAGTATCGCCAAGAGTACATCGCCGGTTTCGAATCCGGTGAAAGCCCGCTGCGCATGTCTGTCACGACTGAGTTCGTGCGCAAGGGCAATGAAGCAATCTTCCTCGTGGCCGACAGTGGCGGCGCGGAAGCTCGGACGCGCGGCGTCAACGGCCTGATCACGGCTCGCGGCGACAACCTGACCCAGAACACCGCAACGCTGGTGGAATGGCACGACTTGGTTCGCAAGACCGACTTCAACATCTTTGCTTCGCAGGGTGATCAGAAGCGGATCATGCAGGATACCTCGCTCAAGGTGATGAACCGCAAGGTCGATGCGGACATTATCACTGAGCTTGCGACCGGCACCGTCGACACTGGCGCCGCAGCCACCGGTTCCCTGACCTTGGTAACCAAGGCAATCGGTATCCTTGGTCTTGCCAAGGTTCCGATTCAGGAAATCGAAAACATGTGGGGGCTCATCTCTCCCGCGATGCTGACGTACTTCATGCGCGACGCGACTTTCACGTCTCGCGATTACGTCGACGTGCAGCCGCTGGCTGGCGGTCCAATCAAGCGCGTCATGCGCTGGGCGGGCGTCAACTGGCTGGTGCACCCCGATGTTCCCGGCGTCGGTACGAGCGCTGAAAAGTGCTTCCTCTACCACCGCTCCGCTATCGGCCACGCGGCCGATACCGAAAACCTCGAATCCCTTGTCGGCTATGACGAAGAGCAGGGTTACTCCTGGGCTCGCGCCTCGGCTTTCATGGGCTCCAAGCTGCTGCAAAACAGCGGCGTGGTCGTCATCAACCATGATGGCTCTGCCATCGTCGGCGCCTAAGGAGGGCTGATCACATGGCTTACGCAACCACCAACCCTCCGGTCCTGATTACTCAGGGCATCGCTGGCTTCCGTATCTGGAAGTACGAATCTGTCGACGCGGCCACTCTGGTCCGCGTTGCCGGCTACTTCACGAACGGCTGGCAGCTCGGCATGCGGGCGAACGACATTGTCTTTGTCACTGACACGGACAGCTCGAACGCCACGACCATCCACACCGTCAACTCGGCTTCGTCTTCGGGCGTGGATCTGACTGACGGCCTGGCGGTCGGCACAACCGACACGGACTAAACGTCAACGGCGGGGGCTTCGGCTCCCGCTTTTCTCGTTGGATAGGAGGCCGCAATGGCTATCAAGGTTTCGGAATCCCTGGCTGCGACTGGTTCGACGGGGGAGCTCGTTCTCAAGGGCGGGTTTGTCTCTGTGCAAGGAACGTGGGCCGGAACGATCAACGTGGAAGTCGACCCAACTGGCGCCGGCTCGTGGTCGAACATCACCGACACTGCCGGAACTGCTCTTGCGTTCACCGGCAATTTCAATCTCGCGATCGATAACGGCGCTCCGGTAAAGACCCGCGTCAAGTTCACTCGCACGTCCGGCACGGCCGTAGTTGCTTTGATCGGCGAATAGATGACTGCCGTTCGCTCTCCCATTCGTAGCCCGCTCAGGTCACCGCTCTACAGCCCATTGGTAGGGAAGTGGGGAGGGGCGCCGTCTCAGGCTGCGGCGCGTTTCGGATCGAGGACTGACGGCATTGTCCTGAGCTTCGTTGATGATACGTTCTACGCTTCCACAGGCTATTACGGCTCGGCTAGGGTCAAAGACACCGCAACCCCGGCCAACGTTTACAACAGCCATCCATTTGGATTGCTGACCTACACCAGCCCGACCGTAAAGATGCTCAGGGGGTCAAATGGCCTTTATCGCTACCAGAAGCACAACCTGTTCCTGAACTCCGGCGCCCCGGTCACGCAAAGCATAACCACGCTGGCCAATGCCACCTATCAGGTGCTTGTCACCGGGTCCGGCACGGTCACGCTGACGAATGCAGGCACGGGTGTTGCATCTGCCGGGTCGCCAGTATCGTTCACCGCGTCGTCTGGAACGCTGACATGCACAGTGGCAGGCGGGCCGACAACGGTTCAAGTCGTCCGGACGCCGGTTGAGGCGGGCTATGTCGCTACCACGGCAGCGAGGCTTTTCGATCTTCCATACGAATGGGATGAGTTCGGCAATCTTCTGGGTATCCTGACAGAAGACCAGCGTGTCAATTTGGCCCTGTGGGGGTCTGATCTTACCAATGCGGTTTGGGTCAAAACGAATATCACTGCAGCCAAGACCGCGACCGGCATTACCGGCGTGGCAAATAGCGCGACGACGCTGACAGCGACCGCCGCTAACGGAACTGCCCTTCAGTCCATAACGAGCGCATCGGCGTCGCGGATAACCTATTGCTGGATCAAGCGCCGCACCGGCACCGGCACGGTGGAGATG